TAAAACATAGTCACGCTTGTGGGACTTCCTGCAAGCCGATGGCATTCATCAACGATAATGACATCCCATGTGTATTTATACTGCGACAGATCCAGTTTGCTTAGCGTCTGAACTGTAGCAAAAGTCATATGGCTACCAACGTGTACTTTCCCGGCCGTTATAATTCCCATGTCTATATCCGGAAAATATTGCTTTGCACGAGACATTGATTGATTGAGCAAATCCTGCGTATGCGTCACCCAAAGAGTTTTTCTTTGAAGCATTGCCGCCAGTGCAATTCCCATTTGTGTTTTTCCGCTTCCGCATGGGCTTTGCAGTATCCCGCAACTTTCATTTTTCATACTATCTACCGCAAGTTTTTGATAATCATACAGAGGAATATCTCCCTTATATGTAATCAAGTCATTATCTGCTAAATCAGTGGTGACACTGTCTTCCAGTCCTATGTATCCATGTATTTGCTTTCCCACGCCACATGGCACATATATGCTGTCTCCGTCAACATGGTATAGGCAGATAGTCTTCGGAGTATTTCCTGTCCATAATCCCATGCGCACTTTCTTTCCATATTCCGGATTATCAATTGTGAGCGTCTTTCTAATCCACTCAAGTAAATAAGGTCCAGGACTTTTTATTCTTATTTCATTGCTTATTGTTATCTCCATTTGCAAATATCCTCATAAATTCATTTTTTGTATAACCATACATGGGTGCTTGTTCAACGGATATGTTCTTCATCCCGTCTTCCTTTTCATACGCTATCAAATCGCTTGCCTCAAACATATAGACGCTGCTACCATACCTGACCGCATAGAACGCGTTTATGTTTCCGCACTCTGTCCAAAGTTTCATAGCGTTTCTTTGATTTTCTTCCATCCGGCTAAAAAGAAATACTTCATTGCTACAGTCTTTGCAGTCAAATACAAATACCGATTCGTCTTTAGCTGCTATCACATCAAATGGCTGTCCATTTTTATTGTCCTGGATCCTATGAACCCAAAAGCCTCTATCAGATAAATATTCTGCAAATTCATGTTCAAATCGCGTACCATTACTTTTATTACTCACTTTTACACCTCTCTTTCAAAAGGTCTTACCATATTAATGATTTGTCTTACTGGTTTTTTTGTCAAAAAATGCTTAAAACCCGCATAAACACTGGTGGTCTTACCATCTTACCCAAAAACCGGTTACAATAACGCACCTTTTATACACATAAAAAAAATATCGTTTTTCGTCTACTCCTATAGTCGTTCGGTAATGGTAAGACGGTAAGATGGTAAGACTATATATAATAAAGCCTTGTTTTACTGGTTTTTTTGGTCTTACCAATGTCTTACCTTGCCTAAAAACACCCTTTTTTTTAATTTTTGGTAAGACCTTTTGTAAAACTCCAACTGTTTACTCAAACGGTAGTTCCATTTGTTCTGCCCCATCTGCCGATTCATCGAGTTTCACAAATCCATCGCTATCCATATCTGTCTGCATAACTAGCTTCACGTAACTCGCTTTAATGCCAAACACTTTTGTCTGATGCACAAATTTTCCGGCTGAATTTTTCTTTATTCTATCCTTAGCTGCCCATTTTTTACTTACAGCAGCATAATCAAATCCAACGGATTCTAAAAATTCTAGCAGAGTATCTTTATTAATAATTGCAATAGGTGGTCTCTCTGGGTGATCTTCATTGCTGTCGATTTTACCCCATACCTCCCCTTTATTGTTTGTTGCTGTGCACTTCGGGTCCTCGAAACGAATTGGGTTTTTAGCGATCCAGTTAAGTGTCATTTGATAGGATCGTTCTGCTATGTCTATTTCGTTAGCACTTTTTAAGTATCCTTTTACGTCATTGATAGCAAGTGCTGTCTCATCAGTAAAGATAACTTCTGTTAATATGCGATCAGCAAGTAACATACATGCCATTGCCATTGCCTGCTTCACTGTGGTATCCAGCTTACACATAGCATCAAAATACTGCTTATATTCCGCTTTTAGTTTCTTATTCTCAATATTCTGCAAGTAATTAATTAACAATCGTCCAGCGTGTCCATAATGCTCTGTGAGAACACTTACCGTAAAATTTCCGTCTTCTATCATCTTTTCTTCAACTTCTATTTCGATGACGCGGTTTTTGGATCCAGCTCTACTGTTTACCTTTGTTACTGGTTCCTCACCGGTAAACAAGAAACTATTTTGCCAGGTCTTTGTATCTTCAACACCGCCGGAAGCTTTTCCTCGTCCTCTATCAATACCTTCTGTAATCTGATAAATTAACTGATCAAAATTTGTGGTCCACTTATCTTTCATGGTTTGTAATTCATCGCCTGCATATGGAATAGAATAAAGAAACGCTGATGTACGCATAATATTTACTTTTGTTGTATTCATGGTCTTGACTAGACCGCCCATTTTGGGATTGCCCCAGAGTGACATTGCAGCCATAATAGCGACTGTTTTTGCAGTGCCAGATTCTCCGCTCCAAATATGAAAAACAAATGGAAGGGCATTGACTAACTCAATCAGTGGGCTTGCAAAACTTGCAGCAAATGCCATACGAACAATTTTATTTTTACGCAACTCACTGCAATGTGTTTTCCACACCTCAAAGCTCCCATGCTCTTTGATGTTCCGGTAGATTACGTCAAATGCTTCATCTCCATCGTAGACAATATCGTCAGCATACGGCATAAACTCATTTCCGGCCCATCCCAGTCTGCTAATCGATTTCTTAGGTTTTAGTGTTGCAGGATTAAGTCCTATGCAGTCGCTTATATACTTAACTAAGGACTTCGCACTATCGGTGGTTACTTCTATGCCTATATCGCTCAAAACATCCACAATCGTTTTATTATCAGCACACACTTTACGACTCACAGTAATATTGTTCCACTGACCATATTTGAAAAATGAAAGTTTTACTCGTTCTCTTCCAGTGTCAATATTTTTATATATTTCAGTTGGCATAATTGGATGCATACATGCGCTTACTGTCACAGGCATACCGTGATTGTCAAATTTATTCATCACAACCCCAATATCGTTTGCTTTCCACGCTCCGCAATCCAGTTCAAGTGATTGTCCGGTAAAATTTGTAGTGTTACCGGATTCTTTTGCTTTTTGACTATAATCCATAAAGAATGCTTTAAGGACAGCATTGAACTCATTAATACGTTTCATTGCCCTTGCTTTATTTTTAAGTGCCTCAATGTATTGAGTACGCTCAATATTTCCTTCTATCTCAAAAATCTGATAAAAAATTTCATCTGGAAACGGCTGACCTGGATCGAGGGCATTCATTCCATCCAGCAATTCGTTCTCTGATTTCTCCAATTTTCTTCACCGCTCCTTCGTTTTCATAGTATTCTTGTGGACTTTCTTTTAAACACTCTAACCTGTATTCTACAATGTCGATTTCCTGCCAAGCCTCTACAAAATGTTGATTCATCGGATCCCTAGTTGCTTCGCAAAGTAAAATCCAATACTTTAATAGCACTTTATATGTATCCTTACTAAACTGGTCAATAGCTAATTGTTTTTTTCTACGCTTCTCCCATTCTCTTTTATCACGGTAAGAAATTGGATTTGTACTGATTGGTAACGAAAAATCCTCAATTAACTTTTTGCAACTCTCTTCGTTCTGAATACCATACAGGGCTTTAACAAAGGTGATCACGTCTCCACCTGTCTGACATGCAAAGCAGTAAAATCCTTTATCGTTTGGGTAGATCTTCATGCTTGGATGCTTGTCCTTATGGAAAGGACAGGTACATAAATGTCTCCTGTCCTCGTCATATCCATAAAAACTTGCTACCTGTCGCATAGAAAGCATTCGCTTAACGTCCACATAGTCTTGTTTACATAAATGGTAGTTCTTCATTGATACCCTCAGGAATATTCATAAACCCCTCCGCATCTGCTGGTTGAGACGGCATGTTATACTGATTATGGTAAGCAATATCAGCATCGCTAAGCAACTTATCCTCAGGCACTTTCGCATCTTTAAGTCCCTCAACGCTGCGAATTTGAACTATCTTCGTTGCAAAGCGTTTTTCGCCTTCCATATTTCTGAACTCTTCGCGCCCAATCAAAGCACCGAATTTCTTGCCTACTAGTGTCTTTTCGTTTCCTTCTGTATTCCACAGAAAGTTACAATTATTCGATTTTTCTACACTTGTAATCAATCCCTTGAAAAACGGAACGCTTGTGCCATCCATGATCTGTTTGTGAACACCTTTCCACTTTACATCACTCCCAGATTTCTTAGCAGCATCGAATTGTTTCTTATAGAAGTCCTTATATTCTCCCTCTGCAATATCATACAGCAATGCTAATTGTGGTCTTCCGTTTTGCGTCTCTGTCTCTGATACTTGTTTAATCGTACATACATAACACCCTGAAGGAAGTGATACAAACTCCCCTGTGTACGCCTGCGCCTCATCATATCCCTGTGGTTTCTTAATCATTATTTAAATCCTCCTGTTTAGTTTTATTTTTGGGGTTTTCTATCCCGTAATACTCTCTTATAGTGTTGTCTATCATCAATAAATCGTTGTCAATTTCTATACTTTCAAACATATCGTCAGGCGCTTTGCTGACCGCCCCATCTCTAGATTGTGTTACAAATACATATCTATCGCTCTTTACAGCCCTAAGTACGATTGTAAACATACCTTCCAGGCATACTTTTTCATCTAGCAACTTACCAATGGTTTTAGGCTTAATATCACCATATTCGTTCGTATCTTCGTGCATGAATATATAAACGATACGATCATCGGGTGCTTCGTCGGATATGGTTATAATCAATCGATAAAAATCGTCAGCGAGTTGATTATACAAACCGAAAACTGCATTGCCTTTACCAGTAACACTATGACCATCCATGAACTGCCCGGTAATCAAATACCCCGCATCATCTATAACAATAGACTTTGGCCACTTAATACTTTTTACGGATGCTTTGACATTCTTATAGTCATTTGATATGGCACCTTGAATTTCGCCCCTAAATGGAAGTGGCTTATTCAGGACTCTTATTAAACCAAAGTCCTTGCCTACACAATTTTTCATACTACGACTTTTCCCACTCCCCGATTTTCCTATTACTAATACCGGTATTCCCATTTAGTCCTCCAATCCACTGTAATCGTTATCAAAATGTATTGATGTAAGTGAGTTAAGTATTTGTCTGCTTAAACCTCGAGATAATTTAGATTCCGGAATGCCCAAGACACACAAATCCGTGCTCCAATAAAACGTACTTCCTAATTCACTTGAATAAGGTCCTTGTATACCACCTTCTCCATGTTCGTAATCTATTTCAGCAGGATCAATCAAAGACATGAAACTCTCATGAACAGTTTTGATGTTTGAAGCATTATTGCATTGTTGCAGAAACCGAAAAGCATCATATTTTGAATCGCCATAAATGATGGGTGTTACTATATATCTTTTGTCAGCATGTATAAGACGGGGCTTAACATCATAAACTTCATTCCATGGCAGATACATTTGATTGCCATCTTTGCTAGCAGTAAAAGTGACTCCATCAGTCGGAAGTTCCCCTGCGAGTTCCATGATTGCTGCCTTTATTTTGTTCGAAACGGTGTTTTTTTCTAACCATATATAAACCGTTGCACATCCTATAATCAATCCGTTCCCTATCATGCCCACAGTCAAATTTCCATTATTGTAAGCATTTTTCATTAGCTTTTTTAGCGTTGGTACATGTAAAAACATATTAATCCTCCTTTATTTGCTCTATCGCATGACGCACCATATCGAGTGCAAGCTCACATTCTTCAAATGTAGGTTTGTAAAGGTACCTATCACTTACAAGCATTCCTGTTATTTTTGCAGCCACCTGCATGATCTGATTCATTTTATAAGGTGTAATCTTTTCCTTATCCATAGTTATCTTATCCTTAGCGACTTGTCTCGAGGCGCAAACGATGCCCATTCAACCTCTTTGCTTTCCAGTAACTCTCTAACTGCTTCGGAGTTAACCTTTGGTGGCTGTGGTATCAAGAATTTACCTGGTATTTCGTCAATATTCTCTGTGATGGTAAGCGGTTGTGGTCCTCCGTTATTTTGCACGTTGAAGCTAAACAGATCCGTTTTAAATTTTGTCTTACCAATAAATTCAAGGTTTGCTTGCAACCGGTCTTTTAGTGACTTCACATGGTTGTTTAATACGCTTCGCCTTGTTGCGAGTCTATTCTCCTCTTTTTTTAACTTAGCAGAATCTGCTTTCATCTCCATGATCAGCTTCGCATAATTATCTGCTTTATCTTCAATCTCACCATCAATGGCTTCTAACGTATCCATAATCACGCTCTCATCTGTCACCCCGTCATATAACAAACTTAGGATATTCTCATATGAGTCAGTTAATTCGTATAATGTATTCACTATTTTTCCTCCTGTTATCTCAAATCATTTTCTTTTAGTACTGCTAAAACGTCTCTAGCATCGCCCATTACATCGGAGCCGATATCATCAATCGCCCATCCGGCACGATACAGGGCACATATTTTGCCTTTGTCGAGTCCGTTCGTGAGTTTATCTGTTTGCTGTTTTCTAGCAGGGTTCGTAATATGATGTTGTCTACCTTTTTGAGCAAATTTGATGTCATTCGTTAACTTAGTTATAGTGGGTTCTGAAACTCCGTATAATTCGCTTAAAAGCACTTTTGAATATTTCCCTGTTAGATATTTCTTTCGAATTTCATCCTTTGGTAAAGTGTCTATTTTCATACTGGCTTACCGCTATCGAACCCAAACTGCGTAAATTTCACGCCGCTGTAAATAAAAAATAAATGCGGGTCCTTAACTTTCCCCTCTATCATTACTTCCGCTCCGATACATTCCGCTATTTTCTCGACGCATCTAAACAAGATTATTTTTTCTAGTGGCTTGTCGTTTTCTAGCGTGCGTACCGTTTCGTTGTACGTACTCAAATCTTCCAATGCCTCATAGGCATCAATTAGTTTGTCTAACCATTCCATGATATCGGCTTTATTCAATTTATTATCGGGTTGTTTCACCTTCAAAACCTCAATCATTTGCGTTCCTCTCTCGGTCATGCTATAATGACCTTGTAAAATTTATTTATAGTTACTCGACCTTTTGGAGTTGCCACTCCGGGAGGTCTTTTTCTTGCCCTTTAACTCAAGCAACGACGCTATGCCAAGAAACATAAAGGCGTAGACTAAAAGTCCGTAAAACATGGCATCTAGTGCCTCTAGTCCTGCATATAGCATGGATATCATAGTAAATAATGTTACTGTTGCCGACAAAACGGTTAGTTTAACTATTGTTCCGGATTTCCTCATACTACTTTCTCGCATCGTTCCGCCTGCCACTTCTCAAACCGTTTCATATTTTCTGCATCTGCAAAAAAATCTTTGATGCTCATTAGCGCAGTGCGCGCCAAAGAGTTCATGTGTTCTTCGGGTATTTCGCTTACATTAATCGCTTGCATATGGCATTCTCCTTTCGTTTTTTATTAGTACTTGAAATAGAAAGTCCTATTTATGATACTGTATCATCAAAAAAAATAGAAACTGCCTCATCCTTTGTTAGGGGTATCGCATTTACCATTTGGTGGATTTCCCCTATGCCAAATCCTTCACCGTTATTCTTCATTTTACGATAAAATGTCGTTCTGTTGATGTTCATACGGTCTGCCACCGCCTCTTGAGTAGTGCCCTTTTCCACGATTTTCCCTTTTAGTTTCATGATATTCACAAATAATCTATCCATCGATATTCTCCTTTCCTTAATACTCAATGTCTCATTTTTAAGACTTTGTAAATTAATAATAACACCTCGTGAAGCACAAGTCAATGAACAAAGTCTTATTTTTAATATTATTTTGTTGCAATTTTGCATCATTTGTGATACTATTTTTTAAGGAGGTGATGTATATGTCTGAAACAGGTGAACAAATAAAAAAGATAAGAAAGCAACGAGGATTGTCCGCTGATCAACTAGCTGAAAAGATTGGTGTTTCCCGCTCAACTATGTTTAGATATGAAAACGGTGATGTAGACAAGGCATCAGGAAAAATATTAATGAACATTGCTAATGCACTGCAGATTGAGCCATCTGTATTGATGGGCTGGACAGATGAACCGGACAATATCATGCCTTTTATGAAACCCAACGTACAAGAACGCGAATTCATCACAACAATAACTAAAAATGCCGAAAAGCTAAATGCTGATGGAAAGAAAATGCTTTATGATTACTCCAACGTGCTGATCGGTGTAAACTCAAGCGACCGGTGCACCTTAATTGACGGATATTGCCCGATCGCCGAGCTATGTCGCCACCAATATACGCTAGCGACTGCCATACTCCCGGACGGTCGCGCCGAAGTCGCGTCATTTTCAAGCAACGTTTCCAACGCAAACTTGATTTTCTCTGCGTCCTCGTCCGTGAATCCAGTTTTATCAGCAAGCTGTGGAAAAATTGAACCGTAGGTGACATACGCGCCTTTGGTCGCTATATATTTTTTACCCATTGTAGCAGAGTCTTTTATCTCGTCGTCACCGTGGGTGTTAGTGGACTTTGTAAGACTCAACTCCTCTATGTCTACAACGTCAACACTGCGCGCCATGCGTACGGACACCGGACCACGCACGCTAAAAGTGGCTGTGGGTTTGTTGCCTTTAAACCCAAAAACTTGACCAAAACTCCTTACGTCAATCCAGTTTGCACAAGCGATTGACTGGCAAGCGTCAACGTCCGGTTTCTTTTTATCCATCTCATCTTTTAGCAAATCGTAGTCATCAACTCGCGTCTTAATTGACTTAAAACCATCATCCGCCCTGTCGGAACGCTTTACTAATATGTTTTCGCCCATATCTTGCAGGCGATCTCTTATCTTCCTTTTGATACAGACGTCTGACATTTCGCCGTAGCCCTCGTAGTCTTGGCGCGGGATGTTCCCATTATTTGGGTCGCCGTTTGGGTTGGCGTTCTCGACTGTCAAGACTACACAAAAGTCTATTTTGTTCATTTTTCAAAATCCCCCACGAAAAATGTATAGTCAATCAACATTTTTTGATAGTCAGCCAACTTGCTTTTACCTGCTTCCCAGTCCTCAACGGTGCGCAGTGGGATAGCGTAGTCACGGCAAAACTGCACCCTGCTTAGGT